ATATAATGAGGTTCATAAAGCAAGTGGTGGTTCAGTAGGACAATATACAACTGTTTCAAAATTAAGTGATATTGCAATTTTAACTACTGATTCTTTAAAATCATATTTACTTGATACAAAAATTGCAAATACTTTCCAAATGGCAGGTATTGACTTCACAGACCATATCATCAGTTTTGATGATTTAGGTGGTGTATATAAAACAACAAAAGATGTCACTTTAGCAAATGAAGATACAATCAATTATTTACGTGCCTTTGGTGATTATCAAGCGATGATTGGTGATGTAATCCCTACTGGTTCAGTATTTACATTTAATGTATCTGATTTGAAAGAATTTAAAGGAAACATTGAAGAAATCAAGCCACAAGGTGAATTGTTTGCGTTTATTTTTGATATTAATGCACTTAAATATAAACGTAATACAAAAGGCATGTTAAAAGAACCATTTTACAATGGCGAATTTGATGAGGTTACACACTGGATTCATTATTACTCATTCAAAGCTATGTCACCTTTCTTTAATAAAATATTAATTACAGAAGCACCAAAGGAACAACCTGACGCAGGTGCAACAGAATAATAAAGGAGGACTTTTAAACCATGAGTTATTTAGATAACGATTACATCGAAAAAAATAAAGATGTTGGTTTAAAAGTTGAATTGACTGAAGATATTGACCGACGAATAATGGAACATAGGAACCGTTTTCGTCGGTTAATTTTTAATCGTTACGTTGAATTTTTACCCCTACTTATCAATTATACAAATCAAAATTCAGTTGGCATTGATTTCTTACAACTTGAAATTGCTTTAAGACAGGGTTTTCAAGTTGTAGTTGGTAAAGCAAGAAATGGTGTCATTATGATATTAGGTTATATCCAATCAATGTATTATAAAAATAGTAACGATTTTATAAATAACTTCAATTTAACTTTTAATAGACGTTTAACACAAGATGATATTACTTTCATTATTCCTGATTATTTAAGACCTGATTATGCTTTAGAAATTGAATATTATGATAACTGCCAAAGTGGTGACTTTATTGTATTAAGAAATAAACCCGTCAATTTAAATAATGATTATCAGATTATCGAACATTATTGTGATGAATTAGCTGAAATTATATTATCTCGCTTTTCACTTATTATGCAGTCTAAATTTAGTAAAATATTTTTATCTGATATTCAAGATGAAACGATTAATCAGTTTATTAATAAATTGTATAATGGTGCACCTTTTATTAAGACAGATAAATACATTGACCCTGAAGAAGATATCATTGACTTGGGTAGTGATTTTGTAACTACTGCTTTAGTTGAAATGAAACGAGAATATCAAAATAAAGTGAGTGAATTATCAAACTTTTTAGGTGTCAACTCACTTGCAGTTGATAAAGAAAGTGGTGTGAGTGATACGGAAGCTAAATCCAATCGTTCATTTACTACATCAAATAGTAATATTTATTTAAGAGGTAGAAACCCTTTTGAAATGTTAAATCGTCGTTTTAATTTGGATATTCACCCTTATTATGATGATGAAGCTATATCTGAAATGGATATAATGAATATCAAGACTGATAATTTTGGTGGTGGAAAAGTTGAGTAAACACACAACAACGTTATATGAAATCATTGAAAGTGAATTACAACATTTAGGATTAAACGAGTTTATTAATAATGATAGAATTAGTTTCAATAATTCAGAATATGCGTTTATGCAAAAAATGTTGTATTTTGATGATGATGTTAAAAATATTGTTGATAGAGTATTTTTTAAAGGTTTCATGTTTAATGATGAACGCATTGACCGATATTTTAAAGAAAGTTTTACATTGCGTTTTTTATATCGTGAAATAGGCAGACAAACAGTAGAAGCCTTTGCAAGTCAAGTTTTATATATCACCATGACACATGAAGATTATATATATCGTGTCTATGGTTCAGATATGTATAAATACATTGAACAAGTAACAGACACACAGTCTACTGATATTGGTAAAGCATTAGAAAATGCAATCGAACAGGGTCAAACGAAAGACAGACAACAAGACAAAGGTCATGAAGAATATAAAGACTATGAAGATACAATCACAAAAAGTTTTGATGATAATCGTACTGCAGAATCTACCCTACCACAGTCAAAAGTCAATATTGATGTAGATAATACAGTGCTTGATTATGCAGACACAAACACGATTTCAAGAGATAAAAACACAAGTGAAACAGTATCAGAAAAAACAGGTACAAAAGATAATACGTTTGATTCATTAAGAAACGGTGAAAGTGATACAAAACGTAATACTGAGTCACAAAATGAAATGAATCGAACAGGATTAACAAAACAATACTTAATAGATAACTTACAAAAGTTATATTCAATGCGTGATACAATATTTAAAACATATGATAAAGAATGTTTTTTACACATATGGTAGGAGGATAAAAATATGTATATAAATAACGGTCGAATCAATTATAATAATGAATATGGTTATCGTCGTGGCATATATCGTGAACCATTTTACAGTGATAATGCAGATTATAATACCAATTCAAAATCATATTATGATTACTTAGCACGTTTTAATGGTTTTATTTTTGAATTATGTGATTTTGTAAATGGACTAGCAGATGATATACAAAAAATGAAAGAAACATACGACGCTTTAACGTTATCAAATACAGATGTTACTTATACAGTAGGACAAAAAGGTGATTTTGACACATTGAATCATTGTTTTGATTACATTGAAAATTTAATTGTTCAACCTAAATCAATACGTGTCATTTTACTTAAAGATTATATGATGCGCGAACAATTATTTTTACGTGATAAGCGTTATAATCACATTACGATTACATCAGAAAATGATATTGTTGAAGCCTATGAAACAGAATTAAACAGACAAATAGAAATTAAAACAAATCCTATTTTTAGAGTAAAACCCCTATTTTATGGTATTAATTCTACATTTCCTAAAATTGATTTTAAACTACAAAATAAAGACTTTTCAGATACCATTAATTGTGGTTTCTTAATGGATAATACAACGTTTGAAATGACTGAACGTGGCGGTTCGACACATTTTAACTTTATAGGTTTATGTGGTGTCAATGGTTCACATATTCAAGCTAACTATTGTGATTTTTCCTATAATGGAAATAGAGAGCAATTAGAAGAATATAATAAAGACCAGAATATGTATGGTGACGGATTAAGAATTTTTAATTCATCATTAACAGGTAATTATATGACAGTCAATCGTTGTGGTGAAATTGGAATACACTTCTCACATGGTGCAAGTGGTTATATTGATTTTACCGAAGCAAGATTTAACGGACACCATGGTTTAATGGTGACAACTGGTTCACAAGCGAGTGCAAGAAACTGTAAAATAACTGATACAATTGATGATAATGTTGTAAGTTATGCGTCAAGTGATATTGATTTAAGAAGTAGTGATTGTTCAAATTCACAAACAACATACGGTGTCATTGCGACACGTTCATCAAACATTAACTTTGATAAAGGCATTGCTAATGGTTGTGGTGCAAGTGGTATTATGGCAAACAGGGGTTGTTCTATTGACGCAACAGGTGCAACGGCTTCACGTAATAAATGGCATGGTGTCATCGCAAGTAACAACTCAAAAGTTGATTTCACAAGTGGTAACGCGAATGAAAATGGACTTGACGGAATCCAATGTACACATGGTTCAACTGTACAAGCAAGATTATCAACAGCTAATGGAAATAAACGTAATGGTGTACTAGCCTACGCAGGTGATGTGTATTGTCAAGAAATTAATTGTGACGGTAACGGTCGTCGTGGATTAGAAGCCACACGTGGTGGTTATGTCGCTGCATATGGTGCGAAAGTATCACGTTCAAAAGATGATAACGTATTGGCATATGGTTCAGTGATTTCTATTAATGAAGCAGTGATTGAACGTGCAGGTCGTAACGGTATTGAAGCCACACGTGGTGGTCAAATATTTGCAGATAGAATCACAATTAAAGGTAGTGGTGATTTTGGTATTTTAGCTTATGCGTCTAAAGTGTTCGCCGAAGCGTCAAATATTTCAGGTACTAAAAATGAACCCGTTTATGCAACACGTGGTGGTGAAATTACTTGTTTTGGTTCTAACATATCTAGTAACAAAACAGTTTATAACGTGTATAATGGTAGTAGGATATTTACAGATAAAGACCATGGATATTCTACCAATGTTGACCCTCAAACATTATCAAGTAAAGGGTTGATTATTCTAGGGTAGGCTTTGCCTATCCTTAAATTTTAAGGAGGTATTATAATGAAAAACATTTATTCAAATCACATTAAAGGTCAAAAGTTGACAGGTCAAAAACCTAGTATTGATGGCGTAGTCATTCATAATGATTACGGTTCAATGACACCTAGCCAATATTTAAACTGGTTATATACACGTGAACAAAATGGGTCGTATACACAGGGTTGGGCTTCAGTTTATATCAATCGTAATGAGGTTTTATGGTATCACCCTACAAATTTTGTTGAGTGGCATTGTGGAAATCAATACGCAAACCAACATTTAATTGGTTTTGAAGTCTGTGAAAGTTATCCAAATCATATATCTGATGAAACATTTATGAAAAATGAAGAAGCTACTTTTAAAGTTGTTGCCGATGTGATGAAATCATACAATTTACCAATTAATCGTAATACGGTTCACCTACATCGTGAATACTTTTCAACGTCTTGTCCTCATCGTAGTTGGGATATACACATAGGGGTTAATGCACCAAATACAAGAGCAAACCAATTAAAATTGATTGATTACTTTATCTCTCGTATTAAACATTATGCAAACGGTGGAAAAACACCTGATAAACCACAAGTGAGTGAAAATAAATACGTTAAATATAATTGGCGTGGTACATTTACTGCTCATAAAACAAATACATTACCGATTGTTCCTAGATATAATTATGGTATGAGTGCAAAAGAGGTTGATAAAGATTCATATATACAACCTAATGAATATGTACCGTTTTATCAAATCATAAAAGATAAACAAGCAAAATTATGGTGGATTAAGTTTAAATACGCTAAAAAAGGTTCAAGCGATAAATATTTCTATATGCCAATCGGTCATATTGAAGATAAAGACGAAAAAATACTAAATGAAAAACATCTTTGGGGAAAATTGGAGGTTGAAAAGCATGGCAAGTAAATTTGTAAGAAGTGTCAAAGATATTTATAACCTACAAAATTTTAATACAAATCTTGTTGATGAAAATGACATATTATC